CGTCAAAGACGTGGCAATGAGGTTACCGGGACTTAAACATAAATGGGTTGCCCGTCTTATTAACCACAAGAAAGGACTTTACAGACTTGAGAGAGAAAAGGAAGAAATTATTGAATCCGCACTTAAAAAAATTAAAGAGCGAGGGGATATACAATTAAGTAAAGCAGCTATGACGGCAAAGATCTCTACTATTGACTCAGTTAAAGTTCTAGATGCAAAAATTGATGAATCAAAGGCATTAGTTGAATATCTAGATCATGTAGTAACAATATTCAGGTATATGACCAATGATCTAAAGAATATAGTTGATATTATGAGGCTCGAGCAAACGTAATTCTGTTTATATCACTGAGATATACAAAATGTTATATAAGTAATTTAATGAAGAAGTTTTTAAATACATGCTCGCATGATTCAAATCCCGTTCCTTTTCAAGAGCGTGTAAAGGGAATGAAAATAGAAACAGTAGATGGTACAAGAAAATGGACAGGAAAATATTGGGTGTATTATACAAAGTACAATTGTGATTTCTGTAACAAAGAAACGACAATAAGCAAAAGAACAAATATCAATAGTATAAATTTAAGACGTTGCACATTCTGTTCATCTGATTGCAAGTGGCAGTATTATTTAAGGATTAATGATCCAAAGCAATTTGGGATATTTGATAAGATAAATGATAATGAGTTTTACTATCTAATAGGGTTAATATCAGCAGATGGATATATAAAATCACCCGGTAGCCCAAAATCATCAACAGGATACGCTTGTACAATAGAACTACAAGAGAAAGATTTTAATCTTTTAGAAGATATTAAAAATATATTTGGGGGTAATATCATACATGATAAAAATAAAAATTCATTTATATGGAGTATAAATAATCGCAAATATATTCAATTTTTAAAAAATGAAGTAGGAATTACTAATAACAAATCACTAGTAATAGACGTCAAGGAATGGTTTAATAAATTATTACCAATACAAAAAATATCATTTATTAGAGGACTTTTTGATGGTGATGGTAGTATTTGGTTTACAAAAAGATCAAATACATGGGGAGCAAGCATATCAAGCGGGTCTGAAAAAATGATAGATATGTTATTTGATTATTTTGATAGCCAGAATTTTAATGTAAAAAAGAGCAAAAAAGACATTCGTTTTAATGGTAAATCAATTACTGAACCCTTATCTACATTTCTAACCAATAAAGAACTCCACCTGTCAAGAAAATATGCTAAATTTATTGAAATGAAAGAATTTTATAACTCAATATAATGGCTTATATAAAGATTAAATATAAAGGCAAAAATAAAGCCTCACTGCAATCTGATATATTTGATATTATCAGAGAACATTTCTCTGTAGAGAAGGATGGATTCTTCAAAGGCAGAAAGCGTTTTGGTGGAATTAAACCCAGAGAGTATGCCATTACACCATTAGGAACATTTGATATAGGACTTGTCAAGACTATTCTTAAACATGCCATGTCAACTGGTATTCCAATGGATATTGAAGTAGATCCTATAGTTAAACAGATTCTTAAACCCTCATTTAAATTTGATAAAGGAACAGCTTTAGAGTTTGATAATTTTGAACTCAGACCTTATCAGAAAGAAGCAGTGGAATTAGCACTTCCAGCAGGTCGTGGTGTTATAGTTTTACCTACAGCTACAGGCAAGACACTTACCATGGCCTCACTGATTAAAACTATTTTAAATGAAAATGAACTTAAAGGTCAATATGTTTTAGTACTAGTACCTGATGTAGGTCTTGTGTCTCAAACATACAAAGACTTTATAGGATTCGGTCTAGGACATAAAATCATTAAATGGTCAGGTAAAGATGACTTCGATCCTTCCGCTAAAATCATTATATGCAACCAAGCAATTATTAGAAGCGAAGCACAATCAAAAATAGCTAAGCACCTGGCAGATAATACAGGCCTAATTCTCGTTGACGAAGTCCATACTATTAAGAAAGGCAACACAGTTACTAAAATTTTAGATAATTTCAAAACAGTTAATCGTTTTGGATTTACTGGCACTCTTCCAGATGACCTAACAGATCAATGGTGTATTTTTGGTAAAGTTGGTCATGTCATTACTCAGATTGAAGCTCACACAATGAGAACAGAAGAGTATATTGCAGATATTGCCGCCAAGGTACTAGTTATTCATCATTTAAATGCTCCTAAATTTCAGGTTGATCCAGAAGAACCTAATAAGGCATATATAGAAGAATCACAATGGCTTGCAGCTAATAAATTCCGCAATACTTTTATTATGAGTTTAGCTTTAAAGGTAAAAAAGAATAGTCTTCTCTTGGTTAATCGCTTAGATCATGGCAAGGCTCTTCTAGATCTAGCTAACCAACTCAACACACAAAACAAACGAATATATTTCATTGAAGGTAATGTTGAGGTTGAAGATCGCGAGCTAGTTAAAGCACTTATGGAAGAAAATGATGATATTGTGGTTATAGCTATGTCATCAATTTTCAGCACAGGGATTAGCATCAACAATCTCCACTACATTTTCTTTTGTGCTGGTGGAAAATCTCGCGTTCGAATCATCCAATCGATCGGGCGCGGCAGCAGATTACATCACAGCAAAGAAAAAATGGTATTATTTGATATTGCAGATAATACAAAGTATAGTTTAAAGCACCTAAAAATTCGCGAGCTTTTATACGAAGCTGAAAAAATACAATATGAAAAAACCGTCATCCACGAAACCTAAAAAAGATAAAGAATTCTACGTCAAGCCTGCTGAGTTTCATAATGCTATTGTTATGTATTATGGTCAATCTGACGAAGACATTCCTCATATCTTAGGTGATATGATTCAGAAGATTGCAACTAAAATTAGTTTCTTGCCCAATTTTATAAAATACTCGTATAAAGAGGAAATGATTGGTGATGCAGTTGTGCGTATGATCTCTGCGCTTAAGAGGAAAAAGTATGCACTTGAAAAAGGAAATCCTTTTTCGTATTTCACCAAGATTGCAATTCATGCTTTTATATCACGCATTAAAAAAGAAAAGCAAAATCAAATTGCATTAAAAGAGTACCAAGAAGAACAGTATCGCAATTTAACTTCTGCAAATGACTCTTGGTCAAAGACCCGCCGCGCAAGAAATGACGATCTTGATGAAAATGAATTTTATTATGAAGGATCGATTGATACTTTCTTTAATGAGGAGAATATAGCAGAAGAAGCTGAAATCATCATTACTAAAATTCCTGTAGATGAAATTTAATCAATCCAATATTGGTGTAATTGCTGACATTCATTTAGGAGTTTACCAAGATTCCCCTCTTTGGCATACTCTATCATTGAATTTTGCCAAATGGATGGCTAATACCTATAAATCATTAGGTATTCAAGATATCGTTATCAGTGGTGATATCTTCCACAACAGAGACAAAGTTTCTGTTAATACTATCCATACAGCTGCAGAGTTCTTCAATATTCTAAAGGACTTTAATATTATAGCCATTGCAGGTAATCACGACGCATATTACCGGGACAGATCAGATGTTAGCTCTATTAGTATCCTTAAAGGATGGAATAATATTCATGTCGTTCTAGACACAGAGATCATAGAACACAACGGAAAAAGAATTGCATTGGTTCCATGGGGCGCTGATATTAAAAAGATCCCTAAATGTGATATCATGTTTGGGCATTTTGAAATTAATACCTTTTCTATTGCCCGAGATCAAATATGTACTCACGGTGAAAATGCTTCCAATCTTTTAGATGTAGCTCCATTTATTATGACAGGGCATTTTCATATGGCTGAGCAACGCAAATATGAAAAAGGTAGAATTATCTACGTAGGATCTCCAATGGAATTAAATTGGGGTGAAGCATATACACCAAAGTATATTTGGATGTTAAACATTGATACTTCAATTCCAAAAGCTGTAGAAAATAAATTCTCACCAAAACATTATAAACTCAAGTCAAGTCAGATTCGAAATCAACTTGAGAATTTCAAATCTGACATCGCTGGAAATTTCATCAGTGTTATTATTGATGAAGAGATTGCAATCTCGGACGTTGAATTGCTTCAAGCTCAGGTATCAGCTATCCAGCCGCTTGAAGTTAGATTTGATTACCAAGTCAATAATGAAATCGTTATTGACGATATGGATGGTGATTTTGAAATCATCGACATTGAAAAGGCATTTAAAGAAATTGTCGATAAGCTATCGGAAACTAAAGAGAAAAAACAAAAAGTTCTAGATATGCTCCTTGATATACACAGACAGGTGAATTAAAATATACTATGAATGAACAAATCCCAGTATTGGAAAAAGAGCTAGAATTAGTAGCAGGAACAGATGCCGTCGTAGCTAAAGCAGCTGATCTTAAAGTAGCAACTCTCGAAGAAGCCCTAAAGGCTTTTGAAAATGACAAAGACACGAAAGCAATGGGATCGATTTATGATCTTATTCCGCGTACCTCTATTGATCTTTCAGATATGGTTCCAAAAGGTCTTGATGTAGTGCAAATGCTTGACTTAGGCCAGCTAAAGGAAAATATGGAACAAGATTTTTCTGTTCTTATGGAACAGATTGATAAAGGTCTTGTAATTGAAGGTGAAAATCTATCAGACCCGGTTCTCGTAGCACAGCTTAAGAAAGATAACCCAGGTTGGCAAGATCACGTAGTTTAATATGTCAATAGGCGTTGCCATTATTACATGCAATAGGCCCGATTTTTTCGTACAGTGCTACGAATCGATCCCTGCTTATGTTGATAAAATTGTTATCGTTAATGATGGCAAGCCATTTACACATGAAATAAAGAAATCTAAAAGACAAGACTTGTTAGGATTAACACAAGTCATCGAAAATTATCCAAATAATCATCAAGTAGGGCAATGCAAAAATCAAGCAATGCAAGCCCTACTTGATGCTGGATGTGATTACATCTTCACGATGGAAGATGATATCAAGATCAAAGATCCTCAAGTATTTTGGAATTACATAAGAGCATCTTGTAGTACAGGGATCCAACATATGAATTTTGGATTCTCACAAAGAGAAAATTTAGATAGAGACCTAAAACCAGCTATCAAAAAGGAGATAGAGTACCCAGATGGTACAACTATCTGTCTTACACCAAATATTTTAGGAGCATTTACTTTCTATACAAGAAAAGCACTGCAAACAATAGGACTTCATCACTACAAATTTAATAAAGGACATGGTGATCACCCTGAATTGACATATCGTGCCTATAAGCATGGATTTACAACGCCTTTTTGGTGGTTTGCTGATATCTATGGTAGTTGGAACATGATAGAAAATCTATCTAATATGGGTTCAGATAGCTTGGTGCGCAACCAAGAAAAATTCATGCAGAATTTTCAAGAAGCATGCAGTACGTTTGAAATGCTGCATGGTGTTAATATGCTGAAAGTGCCTGATATAGGTGAAGCGGCAGTCGTACAATGTCTAAAAACTATAAATGAAAACAATCATTGCAGGGAGCCGATCTATCGTAGATTTGATTCACGTGACTGAAGCTATAGGCCAATGCGGTTGGAATATTAGCGAAGTGGTGAGCGGTGGGGCTCGTGGCCCTGATAAACTCGGCGAAATTTGGGCCGAAAAAGCAAATATTCCAATAAAGCAATTTATCCCAGATTGGGATGGCTTAGGTAAATGTGCAGGATTTCAACGCAACAGTGAAATGGCAGAATATGCTGATGCTTTAATTGCGGTGTGGGATGGAAAGAGCAACGGCACCAAAGATATGATTCAAAAAGCACGAAAAGCCAAACTTAAAATTTTCATATACAAACCAAGACCAATAGTAACAGAATGGCCATGATAAACATAATACCTTTAAATCAAGTTAATAAAAACGGTAGACAATACACAGCTGCTAATTTTGAACCTTTTATATCACCTTCTAAACAGTATTTTGGGATGATGCAAGAAGATAATAATGATCCTAATTATGACATTCAACTTGAGAAGATTATAATTGGTGTAGAAAATCTAGCAATGAAAAATGAATGGTTAGTAGGAAATATACGACCTATTAATAATAGATTCGCAGATGTTCAACCATCAAAAATCGTAGAACTAATAGAAGATGGCGAATTAGTATTGACACCTATCGGTACAGGTAACATTCAAGGATCAAATATTACAGATTATGTCTTAAAAGGATTTAATATTCACCCAGCACAGGCATGTGCATTTGAAAGATGATTCTAGCATTCAAAAGCGAAACGCACTTAGGAGATTGCATTCTGCATGCTCATTTTCTTAAAGGATTAATCAAGAAAAATCCAAAAATAGAACGTATCTATCTTTATCAATATGAGCAGCATAAAAGACAAGTTCAAGAGTTTCTACATGATGAAGGTAAAATTATACTAGCTCCTTATGTTGCTGCTCCTGAAAATGCTTTAAGAGGTTGGGTAGGCCAATTCGGTATTCCCCCACTGCCTTGTGCTTTAGATACTTTAAGGTTTTCATCTTACAATAAACTTTGTGCTCAGCTTGATTTAAAGAGCCCATTTATAGCACTTGAGGATATTCTGATAGATCATCCGAACCTCTATAGACTTGAAAAATTCAATAGATATGATGTATTGTTAATAAACTCTACACCTCTTAGTAATCAGTGTGTTTTAGATGAAGAACAGTATAAGAAATTTGCTGCGAAACTTAAAGCAAAAGGTAAATCTGTTATTACTACAAAGAAGATTCCAGGCGTTGATTGCACAATGGATAAAGGATATTCAATACTTGATATTGGCTGCCAATCCATAAAATGCACTTATGTTATTGGTATAGGTACAGGACCGATGATAGGATGTCTTAATGTTCGAAATAAAGAAAAGAAATTCTTATATATTGACCAACATCATTACTTCGATCTTCCATATTTTCAAATGATTCAATCTCTCGACCAAATCGATGTCTAAAATAAATCTTACCTATTCGGTTACCATTGTAGCTGCGGATTGCGTCACGCCTAAACTCGCAATTAAGGCCATAGAATTTTCATGTAGAAATATTGCGTTTCAAGAAGCGATATTATTTACAGACGCAGATATTCAACACGACTGGATCAAGATTGTCAAGATCAACAAAATTAATTCAACACAAGAATACAGCAAGTTCATGATTAATGAACTTCCATATCTTATAAACGATAATGTTCCATATATTCTTGTTGTTCAGGCAGATGGTTTCGTATTAAATCCATTTCTTTGGGATGATTATTTCTTACTCTGTGACTATATAG